GACTTCTATATCTTCCTAGTATTGCTGTTCCATCAAAAGTATTACCTCTTTCTTGTCTATGAACATATCCTGAAAAATCACCGTGTATAACTGTAACATCTCCATCAACAACTAAAGTATCTGTAGCTGAAGGTTTTACTCCACGTATTTCTGCAAACTCAAATTTGTCTGCCCTTCTAACACAAATAATACCTTTTGTTATTTTTTCACCCTGTCCTACTTTTGAGAAAAATATTCTGTATTGTGTTTTATCTGGTATAACTACACTTTCAAATACTGTTGAGTCTTTAATGTTAGCATCAAAGATAGACTGCACATTTTGTGTAATAGCACCAAGAGCCGTATCACCAATTCTTGCAGTAGCAGCAACAGTCCTAAGTCCATCAGGACCAAGGAATAACAAGTCACCTGCAAATTCTTGTATAGTGTCTTTATTCACACAACCAATATCTCTAGTAACTGGTTGTATAGCAAAGTCACTAAGAGTAGATCCTGTCATTTTAAATATTCTATTTTCACAAAATATAAACAGTGCATCTCTAAATACTTTTAGTCCAACAATATTATCGTCTACTTTAATAGTACCTGCACCATCATTTGCAGTAAAACCATCTTCATCAAAAGGTTCACTAAATACTAAGGTTTGAGGTGTAGTAGATTTACCTGCATAAAACATATGGTTTTTAAAAACTACAACTATTGTAGAACCTGCTACAGAACTTTCACTTACATCTGTTGCCGATAAAGAAGAGTTAAAAATAGTTGGGGCATTTGCACCGTCTACAACAATAATCTTTTCATTACCGTCAAAGTTATATCGTTCAAAACTGTACTTATCTGCACTAGTTCTACCAGTATCTCGTTCAGTCCAAGACTCTGACACTGCATCGTCAACAGCATGATCAGCAGCAGTTGTACTTGACGTAGCACGAGTTACACCTGTAAAAGTACTAGCAGTAACACCTGTGTATGTAAATAACTCACTATTAATTTGTAATGTTCCACTAGAAGAAAAACCTGTTGTTGAGTCTACATTTAAAGTTCCTGATCCTGTCATACCTGTACCAGATGCAACTTTATTTGTAAGCTCAGTAGACGCAGAGCTAAATATCTTCTCACCTCTAGCTGCTAATATTTTATCTGCAAAGTTAGCAACCATAAGTATTTTTTCATCAGAACTAGATGTTTGAGGCACTTGTTGATTTACGTATTTACGAAAACCATTTATTCTCCTATAGCCACCCTCAATGTCAGGCTCAAAGTTTTCTAACTCTAATGCTTCTCCTGGTTGCATTAAAAAGGTAGAACGGTTTAAAACTAAACCACCCTCACAATTAAATGCTGCAGGTTGAGCCTGAGAATAATCTGGCATTACGAAATAACTCCTGACATGAAGTTAGCAGAACCTCTAGGGGTTATAAGAACTGTTGATCTTACATACTCATATTTGTTGATAAGCAAGCTTTGCATATTTTTAATGCCCTGCTCAAACCTACCAAAATTTAATTGATACTGTTGCATCTCACCACGATACTGATACACAAAAGCTGTAGCACCATCTACAATTACAGGACCAAACCTGTCTGGTATACTTGTAGTATCTCCGTGTGCAGATAGATCAGATGGAAATGTAAAGTAATCAAACGCAAGTGTATACTGTTTATCTGGAAAAGGATAAAGTAAATAATTATTATCAGGAGTACGTACTATATTTCTAGGTACGCCACCATTATCAAACTGTGTTACTGTTGTACCATCTGCATGTAAAGCAGCAGTTGTACTATTAGCACCTCTAGTGCAACCTGTAAGATCGTTACCTGAGATAGCAGTGTAACTAACTTGCTCACCACCAATGTATACTTTACCTGATGTAGCAAAACCTGTAGTAGATGTTAGGGTAAGGGTTGTTACAGAACTTGAATGTGATCCATTTAAAGTTGTTGATTCTATTTCGTCTTCTTGATTAGCATATTCTTTTTGAATATATTCATTGTAATTAAGTGCAGTTAAATTATTACCAGAGTTACCAATATCATCATCTTTTTTAATTCTTGCAGTATTATAGTCTACTGATTTAGTGCTTGTAGGTAAACTGTACCTTACTACACCTGGAGTTAATGTAGAGCTATTAGAGGCATGATTAAAAGAATAACCAAACTCTCTTTGATTTATATATCTAATAGCTTGATTAACAGCATTTTGACATTGCACCTGAACTCCTCTAGCACTAGCAAATGTAGTAGATGTAAGCACTACTTCATTCATGCGTGTAATAACATCGTTAGTTAATGAGAGAAATGTCAAAGCCATATTGTTTCCTTTAGATAAGCTAAGAGGGCCAACCTAAGTCAGCCCCCAAAGTTATTTTACACTAAGTCACGTTGTGCGACTGCAGCTTCTGTCTGTGCGGCAGAAACATCTACAACTACTGCGTAGACACGTAAGCGTCCAGTTGCAGCAGCAGCACCTGCGATTGTAACATCAATGGTATCTGCAGTACCCACAAGAGCCAAAGACTCTGCAGCATAAGTAGACGCTGCACCTGTGTTAACGATGTTAGCTTCACCGTTAGAACCTTTTACAAGGTATGTACCTGCTGCAGCATCTAGTGCTGCACCATCAATGATGTCATCACCACCACCAAAGTCAATATTACAAGTACAACTTGCAGTAAAAGACTTCATGATTTCAGCACCTGCAGCAATCACAATTGATTCAGCAGGAACTTCTAGTAGTTGAAAGATGTCACCGTTAGCAATAGTAGCACCTGCAGTAATCATAGCATCAATATCTAAGATTGCTTCCATAGTGCGTACTGTATTTCCTACTACGGTGGGAACAGCGAGAACGTCTGCACCAACACCTGCAGTAGAAGCGAGAGTCATATCAAAAGTAGCCATAAGTTATATCCTCCCTTACGCTGCGTTATAACGAGCAGTTACGATTGCTTCAGGACGAAGAATCTTTCTGCCGTATAAATGCATACCACGAACAATGTCAGCAAAGCTGTCTTGATCACGATATGTTTCTGTCTTATTGATCTGCTCTGCAGTTGCAACAGCAGAATCATGTCCTGCAACAATAACACCACAATTAGTAAGTTGGTTAGCTGTACCTGCAGTACCTGGACCAGTACCCAATGATGGGAGATTGGAAGAGGAGTATACACGAAAGCCGTGGAAGTTATTGATGTTTAGACCGTTACGTAGTCCACCTGATTCACCGAAGTCAGCGTTCATAAAACGTGAATCTTCATCAGCTAGGATTTCCATAAACACTGGATCAACTACAAGCCATCGACCTTGTGAGTCAACTTGCTGTTGGTCTAGCAAACGTTTCATGCGTGATATAATCATTGCAGGTGAAACAGTTGCTGTTGGTAGTGATGTAGCTCCAGGCATACGAGCAGTTACAGGAATAGAATGAGTACCTGCAGATGTTGTCGTAATGTTACCGAAGTCACCTTTATGAAGCTGCATTGAAGAAAGCAGTTCATTTGAACCTGCAGTAGACACAGCTTTAGTACCATTAACAGTTGTGTTAAGTGCACTGGCTTGGCTATGCAAAGAACTTTGTGCGTAACCAGACATGTATCCAAGAACTTCTTGGTCATACTGATCAGCCAAACGGTATGCAGCACGGTTGCTTGCTAAATCCATGAAGTTTACGTGTGAGTGCGCTTCCTCTATATCGTCCATCTTAAAAGCATAGTAGTTGGCTTTATCAATAACGAGTGAGAAATCTTCATCCTCAAGGTCTTGTGCTGTAACCTGTGTACCTCTGGCATACTGCGAGACAGAAATTTCAGGTTCTTTGATAATTTTCACTGTATCACCTTGGGCAGAAATCTCCCCAAAATAATCAGAGTTAGTTATATCTCCTACTACAGTAGACTTGCGGAAAGCAAGCTGTACCTGTTTGGAGTAGATTACAGGACTAAAATTACCATTAGGTAAATTGCCGTAACCTGTTGCGGTTGTAAAAGCCATAATAGTTCCTCCTATAAAGTTTAGGCTTAATTGTAAGCTAAACATTATCACATAGAGGCTGTACATTTTCTAGGGTGCATATTATTATTAGTTGGCCTACCAATAATTTTATGGGCCTATACTTGAACAGGTAAGTCTTACGTATTGTTTAGTCTATCGAATATTGTATTACATTATTAGGTAGGCTTAAATGCGGCTAATAATGATTATACATATAGTTATACCATATAAATTTTATTTGTCAATGGTATTTTATCGTGCAGAACCAGACATATCATAAATAAATTTTCCAGTTCTTATTGCTTCCATAATCGCATCGGAAGCCTTTTCGTATTGTTGCGTTGACATTTTTGCAACTTGCGATTCTCTAAATGCACCATCGTTATCATCTATATTAGGTTCACTACGACTGGTGCGGCTGTTTACTGAACGTGCAGCATCTTTATTGCTTGCAGGTTTTTTTGTGGTAATGTTCATGTCTGCTTTGTACAAGTCAATTGCACGACTTGCAGAACGAGCATCTGTATCATTTTCATATAAAGCTTCTTGAACCCACTTAGGTTGTTCTTCTGCCCAGTTATGAAAGTCATCACTGTCTCGTATATCACTAAAGTCAGGATGGATCTTTAAAAGTTCTACTTCTGCTTTCTCACGAGATGCTGTAGCTCTCATCTCATCTATTTCTTTTACACGGCTCTCTAAACCTTCTGATTGCTCTCGTGCTTTTTTAATTGCAATAGTTTCTACAATAGCTGCTACGTCAGGATACTTAGTTGCCCATGCGTCAATATCTTCATCAGACTTAGGTAACTTAATTTCACTTTTAGTAGACTCAGTTAACTGTTGTTCTAATGCCTTGATACGTTCTTCATAATCTTTATCTTTTTTTTGTTGGTGTCTACGTAGATCACCATAACGTTTCTTAAAACTTTTTTCTTCTGCATTAACAGGTTCAGCCTCTTGTGCCTCTACCTCTGGTGCTTCTTCTTTTTCTTCAAGTAGTTCTTTTAGTTCTTTCTCATCTTGTTCTATACGATTTGAGTTAGCACTTTTTCTATCTACAAATGCAACCTTTTTGGGAGAGGTTACTTCTCCTGCCATAGCTGTAGTATTCATTATACTTCTTTCTTTCTAGGGCCACCGTAGCCATGTTGGATGGGGGATGGGTAGCTAGTCTAACGTGGATTATTTCTTTTTCTTTGAGGCTAATCCACCTTTCCTCATTGGACCTGCTTTTCGAGTAGCACTTATAGCATCTGCTCCTGCACCTGTTACATCTGAACTAATAGATTTTGCTTTAGCTATTGATCCACTGCGTTTTTTACGTCTTCTTTTAGCAGCTAATCTTGCTTCTTCTTTTCTTTGTGCTGCTGATGTAGTTTTAGGAGCAACAGGTAAAGTTACATCAGTTTGTACTGATGGTCTAGCAGAACCTGCACCCATTCCACTTAAATCTATTTGCTCCATATCTGGACGTCCAAAACGATCTAAATCTACTTGACCAAAAGATTCTCTTGATTTAGCAGGTCCAATATTAAACACAGTATCATCAGAAAATGCCGATGTAGTTTGTGTGTCTAAACCTTTTACATCGTCACTAGTAATCTTAGCTTTTTTACTACTTTTACTACCAAACATTTCTTTTGCTTGTATTTCATCAAACTTAGATAAACCACTAACTGATTTACCTTCTGCATAGTCTTTCATTTTATTTAATCTATTATTAACTATCTCATAATGTTCTGCTACTCTTGCATTACCAGATTTAACTGCATTGTCATATGCTCTTGCTTCATTACTTGTTAACATATTTTCAGCATTTGATACTGTAGTTAATGGTGAATCTGAAGGATCATATAAAGGATTGTACTTTTCTGGAGCTGCATCTGTTCCAGTAAATAAACCAGACAATGAACCTTTTAGATTTTCAAGAAAACCTGCTTCTATTTCAGGTATTTTAATTCCTTGATCGGTCATTAGCTTTTCTAATTGTTTACCATACAATTGAGTAAAACCTCTTCCTACAAGACCTGCAGGATTAAGTATTCCTAAACCTGTCATTAAAGCTTTTGTTTTTTCATTTTGTAAATATAAATCTACAAGGTCTTTTTCTGCTTCTTTTTTATTGCCTTCGTCAAATTTATTTTTTATATCCTCTAATTTATTACCACCTTGATCTCTTACAATATCTTCTAAACGTCTTTTAGTAGCACTATTATCATCCCTAACCATAGTGCTTTCTACAGACGTACTTTCTAAATCGTCAGTAGCTGCATCCTCTGCTTCTTCATAATCTTTAAGGGGTATAAATCCATCAGGAATAGGTACATTAGGTAAATCATTCATAAAATTAAAAGTTCTACGTTCTCCTGTTTCAGGATTAATATATTCTCTAGCCTCAAAAACATCTCCTGCAGTCTTAAAAAAATCATCATCTGCTGTTCCTGAAGGAGTTGCAGGAATTGTAGGTACAGGTGTCGTAGGTGTACTTGGTGTAAAATTTGGAGTTGGTTGACCTATAAATGTAGGAATAAATCCACTTGCAGGTGCAGGTGTTGGTGTTGGGGGAGCTACAGAACTTGGGGGTACAGCAGGTGCAGCAGGTAATATTTGATTTTGATATACAGAAGGTTGAGTGCCACTTATACCTGTAGCAAACGTACCTTGATTAGCATATACCATACCACCACCATACATTTCTTTTGGTTCAGCTTCTTCAGGTCTACCAAGAATAACAAGGTCAGCAGGTCCAAATGGTAAATCGTCAGGCATAGTAGCTTCTTCACTATTGCCCATCTGACCCATAGCTTCCATTGTTTTTAAACCCATTTTAGCTTCTTGTCGTTGTTGCATTAGTTTTTCTAAACCAATAAAACGTGTTACGTCAGCAGGAAAAACAAACTCACCTTCACTTAACATAGCAGGTATATCGTCACGTACTTCTTTTTTAGTAGAGCCAATAGGTACGTCATTACCAGATACAGGGTCTACAGAACCACCCTCATCTTTTAAACCACCTTCGTTAAATAGTTCCATTTGTTCTTCTAGCATAGGAGTACCACCCTTGTTTAATCTTTTTGCAGTAAAATGTTTAATAAATTCATCATACGTAGGATTGTTTTTTTCAAGAAAATTTGATATTTCTTGTGAAGTTTGTTTTCCTGGGATTGCTTCCGATGCACTTGAGTTTTTCATAAACATTTGTTGAATTTGAGGTGTAGATATTTTTTTACCGTCTTTAAACTCAATAACGTTTATTTCTTTTCCGTCAATTCCCACAGAGTATATATCATAAGTACGACCTTTATATTTATCTGAGTCAGGTCTTATTTTTGGTTTAATATCAGAAAATGATTTAGCTTTTTTTTCAGCTTCCTCAACAAAAAATTGATCCCCTGCTTCTGCTCTAGGAGATACATCTATTTTTTTTTCTGGTCGGGGTTTGGGTTTAGTTGTTGCCATGTTTTAAAACTTCATCTCTCAATAGTTTAAGCCTACGTAACTGATATACTGCACCTTGTGCTCTATGCATAGCGATAGCATTGTCTGATTGTTCCATTAGTCTGTGTTGTTGATCTATTAAAGTATCTATATACTCTTCAAAGTTATGCCACTGGAGGTGGTTGTTGACCAACCCCTTGAGCTTGTTGAGGTGCTCCTTGTCCTGCATTTCCACTAAATCCTTGTTCTTGCGGTAGTGGGGCTTGGCCTACACCAATATTTGCACCACCTGCTCCTGACGTATCCATTGGGTTAGCCCCTGCAGGAGCACCCTGTTCTTCTTGTTTTTCTTGTTGAAACTGCTTCATAAGCTCTGCTTGTATTGCAGCGTCATTCATATTGTTAGTAACCTTGTCGGGATCAAGATCAAGAGACTTTGCAATCTCACGAATAATGTATTGAAACTTAGCAAAGGGTGCAAGCGCAGGATTGGAAGATACTTGCAAGAACTGCATAAGTCTTTGGCTACGTACTTCATTAGCCATAAGAGATTCTGTTCCACGTGCCTTAACTTCTAAGTCACCCTTAATCTCAGGATCAAAGTCAAACTGCATGTTAAACTGAAACAGCCCCTCTCCTAGTGGACGTAATAAATAATCGTCTACATTTTTAATAACATTTTTAATTGTGCCACTAGCTG